CCCAAAATTAAAATATTATTACTCGGTCTCATAATCGTTTTCGATGAATTCTCTGATGTCATTTAGATTACATATATCATTCTCTTGCACATAGTCAAGTAAACCTTGGCAAAAATCTTCTGCCATGATAGATACATCAGAGTCCTCAATCGAATCCAAAAAGTCTTGTATTTCGTCAATAATTTTGACCATACGCTCTTCGTAATTATCCAGTTTTTTAAGTATTGTATTTTTTTTCATATTAATTATCAAAAAATGTTACATCGATGTCGATATTTAATGTTTCATCATCAACATTCAGTTTTAATTGTTCGCGTTCAATATCTTTCAATGTTTCGATATACTTAACAATTTCTTTATTGAGACTGATTGGAAGATTTTCAACCACTGTTACTCGATCTTTAACAGGCAGAGTATCAAATTTTATGGTTTGTTCATTAAACGTAATACTATCGATATACTTAACAATTTCAAAAGTGAAAATATTAGTTATATCTTTACCAATATCACTATCTTTGTTGTTTTTCAAAATTTCCACTGCATAGTTCAATATTTTATTTTCTTCTACTAGAGTAGGCACTCTCAATTCAACATCTACTACATTTTTAATAGTTTTAGTAGTCTCGATGTCTGATTTTTTTTCAAATTTTAAAGCCGTTAAGTCGATTTCTTTACCATCTAATTTTAAAATTTTTCCAAGACTTTCAATTCGCATCTGAATCAACAAAGGAACTTTTTCGGTGGTCAACCAATCATTAATACCAGTGTTTTCTACGATAATGTCATTCAGAAGTTTTTGAAATCTCAAAACACCTGAAGTTCCTTCTGTTACTGTCGAAATAAGACCCTTTTGCTGTTTAAAAGAAATCTTTTTACATTCAAAAGATTCCCTACTACCCTTTTTATCTACTTTAAAAGATTGGGATTTTAATTCTTGTATCGATTCTAAGAACTTTTTAATATCATTTTCCATGAACGTATTTATCATGAAAAATGAATTGTCAAGCTAAATTCATATCAGAATCTGATATATTATCATTTTTAATTTTATCAAGATAATAATCGATATCCATGATTGTCGAATTCAATAATATATTACCATCTATTTTTTTGGATAAAATATATATTATATCTCTAAAATAATCAATGTTATACGAAAGAAATAAATCCTTCAACATTTCATACGGGTAAGAAGACCAGAAATCTATATGCATATCAGGTATCGATGGATGATTTATTCTCACCCTTTTTATTTTTGAGTCTATGATATGACCACTAAGTTTGTTATAAAATTCGGCAGGTAAATTTTGCAGTATTTCATTTTTTTCATTTTCATCCAATTCAGCAAAAAGTATTTTATGATTCAGGTATTCTAATTTGTGTATAAATTCAGAAATAGATAAAATATTAATATCTTTTTTAAAAAAAAGTGGGGTATCCAAAACAACTTTAATACCAGAAAATTCAAATTTCAATTGTTCATCGAAATAATTCTTCAATTGTTCTAGTATATATGATAGAGAAATTTTAACATTTTTGCCATCAACATTGAAGCTAATTGTGTAAGAAACGCATTTTTCCCATGCTTTGATAATATTTGAAAATTTCTGATAGGTGTTATCACCCTCAAAACTATTAAAATATTCAATCAGAAAATGTTCATCTTCTTCGACACATTTTTTCAAATCTTCAAAAGTTATTTTCATTTATCAATTACCTTTTATTTGTTCGTAATTTTGGCAATTAAATGTAACACTTTTTATGGGAAAATCCGTATTATTATAATCCAAAATAGAACCCTCCATACCTGTGGGTAAGCATTTTTTAAAAGTATAACCTCGACGCAATTCGCCATTATTTGAATATTGTTTAACTGTTATATCACACTTTAATGATGGACCACGTTCGATTAAACCTTTGATGCTCAATGCGATTAACCATGGTCTGAAAAATTCGTGCTCTAAATCTTTTTTAGTTTCCAAAAAATTAATAGAAAAGGATCTTGATAAGAAGTCATTTCTACTATTCAGAGCATATCCAGGTAAGAAGTTACCATAAGAACCATCTCCTATACTACCAACGGAAAAATTTGAAGATTCATCTGGTGTGGTAACAGATTGCGCTGGTAAAACATTACCGTTTTTAGTCATGGCATTTGGAGTAATACCCGCTCGCCATTTTTCACCCGCAGATTGTAATATATCATTAATACTGTTTTCAATAACACCATCTATAGTTACTGTCCATAGAATAGGTAAAGATAAACAATATTTATTCTCGCCAGAAAATGCGACGAGGAAATCATTTGGTCGAGGACTCGACATAATAAAAGTTAATTATTAAAGCGAATTAAATACACCATTAAATTCGTTAGATGTGAAGTAACGATAGAAATGGAATGCAAATGTCGCTGGAAATGTTTTAACCTCACCTGTGCCATCGGCAATTTCATAGCCGATCTCACCGATATTTCTCAGTGAAGCACCAACTAATTGAATGATAGTTCCCAATTGCATAGGATTTCCGAGGACACTATTACAAGGAATTTTATATACTTCCAAAGTAATAGTTGATTCATTTCCGGGCATACATATATTACCACCAGCTGGACCTTCGTTATTGAAAAGAGTTCTTGATGCTCTTTCTAATTGACTTCTAATGTCCATATTTTGGTCAGCATAAAATTCAATCTGCCAGCTTTCTGAACCGGGATAAGATGATTTTCCAGGTAAATTAAAAGTTTGACCAGCGTAATTAACTTGTTTATTTTCAATATCTCTACCAGGAAATGATGCAGATCTAGCATAAATCAGTTCATTATCACCGTCTAGTCTTAAACCAGTGATATCGACTTGTTTAACGCGAAACAGAAAGTCCCTAGAGAACTGTTTCTGAGACGCAACATTCATGAAGTTTTCAATTGTAGTAGGCATATTATTATTTAGTTATTAGACTATAATTAAATTAATTCCGAAAATACTGCATCAGTTCTAGTAGCAGTGAATGAACACAGCACGAATTCAGCAGTTCTGGTTGGTTTGATAAGGATATCAACTTTCAGTTCATTGTTATCAATGATAGTCGGAGTGTTGTTTCTATCATCACAAACAATAAGGTAATCAACGCAACCACCATTTTGTTTAGCTCTTTCGAAAATTGGTTGGAGAGTATTGACCAAACGAGTGCGAGTGAATTCATTATTAGGTTCAAACACAAAGAATTGAGCAGCTTTCTTGGTGGGTCTTTCAAGAGCCAAGAACAATCTACGAACGTTAATTCTGTCGAATGCGCTTGGTTTACGATTAAGGGTTTTTTGACCGAACACCACGATACCTTGCGAAGCAGAGAACATAACAGGGTTGATGTTTGCCTTGTAAAGTTCGTCTCTTTGTTTCTGGTTAGGATTGATAGCAATATCAAGAGCGTTTGTTACTAATCCACGATTGAACCCAGCAGGAGCCGACCATGGGAATTCGGCAGCATCGTTTCTAGCTATAATAGCACCTTCATATGACGAAAACGGAATCCAAACCAATTCGCCAGTGAATTCATCAAATGCTTGCACCCAGTTACCATAGGTTGCACTGTAAGAAGTGTTTTCCAATTCAAATTGGTGGCGCATAGCCCAATAAACATCAGTCTGGAAAGTCTTATTCTTGTCACTGAGAATCTTATTATTTCTGCCAGTTACCAACAAGTGACGAATCGGATCAGCAATGAAGATACAGTCACCACGACCACCCGATTTAGATGGAGCGTTACAGAAATCATCGAATCTGCTGAAGATAGCTTTATAATTTGAACGAATCGTTGTGGCATCAGTGTTATTAGTCAGATCACCTGACGTTCTGAATTGATCGATTTTACTTCTAAGAGTAGTATTATACAATGTGTCATCGTAATAACTCAAACCACTTGATTCTGTTATACTGTAAACAGTTCCAATACCAGCCTCGACCACTACATCAATGTCATACACTTCATCATTTTTAACAGAATCTAAAGCTCTGTCGAGTTTACGAGGAACATTACCAATAATTTTTTGTGTGATTACAACAGGATTGTAAGATCCAAGAGGGAATAATGCATCTGCTTTACCAACCGCAGTCGAAAGCGCTGTAAGCACTGTTTGCGTAGTGCCTAAAGCGGTAGAAATCGTATTGTAAGTCGTAGACAACAAGCTATCAGTAACAACACGAATCTTTTTCAGTGGCATACCGCTAGAATCTTGCGAAGAATTACCATATTTATTGGAAATGTATGGATTGACCAACACTTCAACATTTCTAGAAATCGAATCACGGGCTTCCAAGAAGAAAGGAACAGCAGGACCACCAAATGGGTTTAGTTGTTTTCTGAACGTGTCAATCGAGCCAACGATACCAGTATCCAAGGTAAAATCCAATTTAAATGCTTCGGTGGCGTATACGCTTTTACGAAGTTTGAACACTCCAATGTTGAGAACATCGTCATCTTCCCGACCATCAATGTTGTAATCGGTAAGATTTTCCATAATTTGGGAGATACTATTAGAAGAACCACTGCTTGTGGCAGACAAGTTAAATTGCAAAGTCCCATTAGGAATTTGGGTATACTCATCTTTAATAACATCAGCAGTCAAACTTGTAGTATATGCACGAGTAATAGCATCGAAATTCGATGCTGGATTTTTATTAATGTTGTCAGCAATACCAATATAGTAACCTTCAAACTGATTATTAATAGTTGTTTGAGCTTTATCCAAAATGATCAAACCAGCCCCACCCATAGCAGTCAATACTGCTGCTTTGGTGGTCGTGAATGAACTGAGTAGAGATGCAGTAGACGACCAATTGAACAGTGAACCTTCAGATGCTTGGATATATTCGGTGGGAGTAAGTTCAATTTGAATGGGCTTACCTAAGAAATAAGTTCCAGCGGATAAATTCAAATTTGTAGTAATATCAGCAGAAAGTTGTTCAGCGGCAACCACAGGGTAAATCAGTGCAGTGTGGACATGGTTAAATCCTTCACCCAACTCAGTACCATAGGGCAAACGGAAAGTATAGATATTGGCAGGAGAATTCAGAAGTTCTCTTACAGAATGATAGAAATACCGTTCCGCACTGTTGGTAGGTGTTCCGTAAATGGTTTCCAATTCATCTCTAGTAGTGATTTTAAGCACTTCATCAGTTGGTCCTTGTGGGGTGAAACCTGTTATAAACACATTAGTGCCGACATTTACTGGCACAGTGAAATTACGATCCTCGAAAATTTCTACACCGGGGCTGTTGATTGTTCTTTGCATACAATTATTTAATACAAAACGATATTTTTTTTATCAACTCAAAGTTTCATATGATCTATCACAACCTAATAATTTTATATGCATTTGTGAAAATAAGAAGGTAAATCCCGACTCCAACTCCATCTCTCCAGTGGTTTTAGCATCAAATGTTATTTCATCTAAACTAGTGGGGAAACATTTAGTATATTTGAATTCTATGACTTTATTATCATATTCATCAAGACCATATACTGATATATCAGTTTGGTAATCAGTGTGACTACAGTTAATACCCTGTAAACCTTTTGTATTGTATTGCCCAGTCTTTTGATCGTGTAATAAATTCAACCATTGATAAACCACCCAATAATTATTATAACCACTATCGACCACGAATTTAACATTTACAGGAGGATAAGGTTCTTTAGTATGGGATGATACATATAACGTGTCGCCGACATATCTAGTAGCAACCCCTTTAACGGTAACACCTGGAACCATTGTTCCAAACACGCTGAATTGCACACTATCAGGGATAATAGTAGTATCTCCTCTAGTATAATTCGATTGTATGGGTTTTAAAATTGGCGGTATATCAAACACGAGAAGAAATTTATCTTTTCTCGCTTTATTCAAATAAGACTGTTGAATTTGTTCAGGCATTATAATTATTTAATTGAAATATTTGTCTATGGATTGCCATTGATCGTATGAGAGGTCTCTTTCTTTATTAGAATAGATAGAATCTTGTGGTATTACCCATCCAGCAGCTTCCAACTCTGCCAAATCGTTCATCATTTCGCTACCAACGCCACCGAATAACAACGGTGCTAAATTGGAATTTTCTATTTTTTCAATTTCTTCATTATTGTATATGGAAGTAGATATTCTGGTTCTATATGAACTAATATCAAACGGTTCTATCTTCAAAGGTTTGTCACAATCATCCAATTCCTTAATGTCGAAATACATTTCTGT